TTACGCCTTCTTTATATCCTCCATAATTCCACAGTGGGACATATTTGGGACATTATCACCAAAAATGTCGTCTATTTTCCTTGCATGCTCTGTCAAATGATTAGGCGCAAGGTGAGCATACCTACGAACCATTTCTATGGACTCCCATCCGCCCATTTCCTGAAGCACAGATAATGGGACGCCTGACTGGATCAGCCAGCTTGCCCAGGTGTGTCTGAGGTCATGGAAACGGAAATCTTCAATTCCTGCACGACGACAAGCTGATAGCCATGATGTCTTGCTGTCGATGCGCATCTTCCTGACCGCAGGCGTTGATGTTCCATCTGCTCGCTTAGCCGCCTTGGTATGTACAAACACCCATTTGTGATGCTTGCCTATTTGATCACGCAACACTTTACAGGCGGTATCGTTCAGCGCCACACCAATGGCGCGGTTTGATTTGCTCTCTTCTGGATTCACCCAGGCAACTCGTCGCTGCATGTCGATTTGTTGCCATTCCAGATTTATGATGTTCGACTTTCTCAGACCAGTTGCCAGCGCAAACTTGACGACAGATTTCAGTGGTTCGGGGCACTCATCAATAAGGCGTTTTGCTTCCTCCTTTTCCAGCCATCTGACTCGCTTGTTTCTGACCGCTGGTATCTTGATGACAGGCGCTTTTTCCAGCCACTTCCAGTCGCGTTCTGCAGCACGGAGAATGGCCTTTATCATGGCAAGATGCTTTGCCTTTGTCTGAGTTGATACTGGCTTTGGTTCATAAACAGGCGGTTCTTTACCTTTCCTGATGGCGGCCTGAACTTTCTGTTTCCATATTTCTTTCGTCTTTCTGTTATGCATTCTGCTTACAGCAGAGTAAATCTTTGCCTCCGAGATATCTTTAAGCCTTATACCCTCAAAATGTTCAAGCCAGAACTCAATCCGGCTTTTATCTGAATCGAGAGATTTTTTATCAGCTTTTTCCTCAAGCCATCTTAGGCAGGCCTCTTCAAAAGTGACATCAGGTAAATCCCCTAGCTTTTCTACTCGCCAGAGTTCTGCTTTTCGCTTGTCGTGCAACTCCTGAGCTTGCCGCTTGTCCTTTGTGCCAAGAGATTCCTTAATTCGTTTCCCGCCCGGGAGCGAATACGAGGCATACCATATTTCATTTCTGCGGAAGAGTGACATTTTCTTTCCTCTGTTATGCCATCACCCGCGCTCACTTGGACAGTATGCAGCGGAGACTGAAGCGCCGCAATGCAAGCTTGCCGTGTTGTGAGGTAAGGAGATTTTGGCTTGGTTGGATCTTTACGTGTTGCCTGTAGGCGGCCTGTTCGTATCCAGTTGGTGGCGGTTGGTCTGGATATCTTAAGAAACTGACAGGCCTCATCGAGTGTGAGGCTGTATGGCTCCATTATTTCACCTCTTGCTGTGTCATTGTTGAAAAATGGATACCAGCTCGTTGCTGCCAGACGATCCAACCGAGAGTCATATCCCATGCCATGTATTCGTTATCGCCGTTTTTTACTCTCCGACGATCTACTAAGTCACCGAAACGCTTTTCCATGAATAATTCATAGGCTTCGCGTTCATCTGGCTCTACTTCCAGAGATACGAGTGCGATTTCATAAGCACGGCGCTCAATATCGTCTCGAACCTCTAGGCTGCTGATTCGTTCTTTGATTTCTTTAATCAGTTCTTTATTGGTAAATGTGGTCATTATGCTCCAGCCTCCGGTGCTTTTGGCATTACTGCCCAGTGAGTGATATTGACGTTTTCAAGGTCCCCGACCTGAAATGTCCACTGCCATTCTCCGGTTTCTTTTTGTCCCCAGGTGTACCAGAGAGAACGCCAGCCAATCAGCCAGCCTTCTCCATTAGCATCAAATAACAGAACACTTTCATTTGCTGGTGGCAGTTCAGCTGACACTGGTATTATTTTGTTTTCCAGTGCCGCACATTTAGCTTCAAGCGCGTCGAATTTACGTAACAGGTACTCAGCATTTGTTTCATTCACTTTCAGATCTCGCGGTACACATTTCCCGCGAAGAAACCCTTCCATTTCGAAAACATTCATGCGCATTTGCGTAACTCCGATAAATCGTTAAAACGTTCCATAAACATCCCGTAGGCATGACCCGGTGCCAGTGGAATCACGTTGAACATCTCTGTTGCCGGGATGCCTTCCAGTACAGGCCAGAAAGAGCCATCATCAAGCCCGAGATCGCGGCGTTCGGTTGCCAGCATGATGAGATCGGCATATTTCACGGGTGTACTCATAACTGGGGGTAACCCGTATTCCTCACGGATTACGGCGTCTATTTTTTCTTCCATCCGTTTATAGTCAGGAAGAAGGCGTTTCAGTGGTGCGGGAATGTCCTGGCAATACGCTTCTGTTGCATCATGCATTAACGCTTCAAAAGCAAATTCCTGCGGCACCAGCTGGCTGCAAAGAACCGCATGTTGGGCGACGCTGTAGAAGTGCGAAAGATGACCGGCAAAGCGACAGATATTTGAAAGGGAAACCGCGATATCGTTAATATCGATGTCGTCTTTATTTATCTTGTCATAATAAAAATGCTTCCCGGAAAAAGTTTTAATAAATGACATTTTGTTCTCCACGTATATGCACTGCACCGCGCTGAATTCTGGTAAAAGGAAGCCCTCACCATCCGGTGATTATTGAGTTAATTACGTTTCCATAAATGCCCCCGCAGGGGCATTTGCAGTAATGAAATCAGGCGGTGAAAGTACCAATAAAGGTTTCTACTTTGCTGTCTTTGAATTTCTCAACAAGCAGATCACGAAATTCGTTAGCCATTTCTTCCTGCACCGCTTCCAGCTGAATAATGCGCAGAACCAGTACAGGACGATCGCCAGTGATAATGCTGAGGCGTAATTTAAACGGACGTTCTTTCAGACCTTCAAACGGAACGCATTTAAATTCAAATGCCACTGGCATAATGTCTTTGGTCTTCGCTTCGACAGACTCCATCAGGGAGCGTTTGCCGCTGAAGTCATTATCTTCAAAATCAGCGGTCTGGTTTGCTTCAATCGTGATTTTACGGACTGCCGCAGCCGCTTTTGTTGCTTGAATGGCGTCACCATTAGCATCAAAGCCCACAAGGTAGTCGGCCCAGTCTTCGATCCATTCTGCCAGTGACCTCTGGGAGTTACGCTCGCCGTTAACAGACAACAGAGCAGAGAACGGTGCTGTCTTTTTCAGTTTGAGAGTGGCAGTGTTATCTGCGTGACCTGGCTCATCAATAGTACCCAGGTTAAGCACACTGACGGCACGCATATTATCGGCATCGATAAAGCAGCGGGTGCCTTCATCTGCAAGATCTTTAGAATAACGGGTAAAATCATCGATGCTGGCAGTGGAAAGTGCACCACGGAAACGGAAGCGATTTAAATTAAATTTTTCCAGATCATGAATGCGGAAATTCTCAGGCAATGCCACAGCATCGGCACCAATCTTACTGATAATTTCATTAACACCCTGAGCAGAAATAAGGGCATGGATTTGATTAATTGCGGTTGCGTCTAAGTTCTGAGACATAATAAGTCCTCACTATATAAAGATATTCAGTGATGAGATAAATAATCAGTTTATTACGAACGATATTAACGACCTGCTGCGCGGAGTTTTCCGTCAGGTTCACCGGCAAGAGTCAGTAATTGTCCCTGGTCTTCCTGCAGAATAGTCAGGCGACCACCGCGATTGACATACATCGGCGTTTCGGTGGTGTCTTCTTCGGAAATTTTCCCGCGGTTAGTTGGGCGAACATATGAGAGTTTGTGTTTGATTTTCACACGGTTCTCATCAAACGGTTCGATTTCCAGATTGAGTGAGACCTTCCCTTTGGTTTTCGTGTTCATCACACCGGAAGCGACCTCACTGAGAACTGCGCCGATTTTGGTTTCAAATACGCCGCCGTCCAGCTCCCCGATAAATGCCTGCACATCAGTACTGCGTTCGCTAGCCATTTTGCTGCTCCTCATCATATCGACCCTGCAAGGTCGGTTGGTTTCTCCACAAAACAGAGAAGAACACCTGCGGTGGCAGCCGCCCGGATGGATTGGGTTATGAGCCCGTCGTCCGGTGATGCTCTTCTCTGTTTTGTAAAAAGAGCGGTGCCAGCCGGAAGCAAGTGTACAAACTGGTACCGCCAAAGCAGTGGCTGTTGTGGTGCCGGGTGCCTCCCGGTGCCTGGCGAAGGTTGCACACCAGGCGGGTGGGTATCCACAGAAGGTCGACTGTCAGCCTCAACCTTAACCCGCGTGCGCTGAGCCGCATTCACCACAACGCTAAGGATTCTCTCTGGTTGAAAATACTTAGCTGTTATGTGCCTGCTTTTAGCCACATCAGGCGAGGTGGACCTGGTTATTCCCCAACAACAAGGATTCGGTTAATCTTGATACCCCCAATAACATGGTGATTATTTAAGATGGACAAATTTGATAGAAGTGCACAAAGGCAGTTGTTACAAATACTGTATGATGCTCATCCTTATGAAATTTCTGATGATGCGTTGCAGTCTGTTCGTGACGCATTTGGAGATGATAATGTCCTAATTTCGAACTTAATTTATCTCGAAGAACATGGCTTGATTAAGAATGCTCTTGATTATTACTTGGATGGCATAAATATAAATATTCCTGAATTAAGAATTACTAAAGATGGAATTGATTTCATTCGTGATGATGGAGGTCTTAAAGCTATTCTTGGGATTATGACAATAAGATTGCATGATGAGACTCTCTGTGAACTTGAACGTATCATCAATAGTTCTACTTCTGCCACGACTGAAGATAAGAAGAAATTACTCTCTCAGCTTCGAACGCTTCCTGCCGACGCCATAAAACAGCTGACGATTCGATTACTTGGTCAGGGGCTTGACCATCTGCCGGACGTATTTCACGTAATTCAAAAAGCCCTCCATTCTCTGTAAATTCTGATTCTGGTCGGATTAGACAGAATCGTCCCCATCCGACCTGCTTACTAAGTAGAATCCAGAATTCGTCTTGTTGGTTGGTGCTGATAAAAAATCCATTAGGATGAACGTAAGCACAGAATATGACCATAGAACCCTCTTTTGTTACGGGGATACTAAGATTGTTAAAGAGCTAAGCGTCCTGTAGGGCGCTTTTTTGTTGCTAACGAATCATCCGGTCATTCATACGCCACCGGCGGCTACTTCGTGGGCGTCCTGCCTGTCCGTGATAGCTTACATTATGTTGCTACTTAAAGTAGCAAAAATCAACAACAAAAAGTAGATATTTGTTGTTGTCTATGATTTTTCTATAATTAATTGAAAGTTAAATGTTTTTGCTGATTTACTATGCTGTAAACTGAAAATATCGCACGAAGTTGGAGTAGGTATTGAGCATAGTGAATTATGAGGAGGGAGTTTTTTATGAGATTAATCAGGGAGAAAGAAGAGTAAAGCCCGGTTATGCGGCCGGGCACATGCATTACTTTGTAAGTTCTAGAACTCGTTGAGCCAGCCCTTTAAATTGTTCGTTAAAGGCGTCTCTGCTTGATTTCATTGTATTTAAGGCATGCCCAAATTGCCCTGAATCGCGAATTTGCTGATCACTGATGGAGAAAACAGGTGTCGCTAGTTGTTGGCTTATTGCGATTAATGAGTTGAAATCGGAAATATGCGCAAGATCATAGGCTGATAAATCTCCACTGACTGTTGTTTTGTTAATTGCATGTTGCACTTTATCTCGTGGAATTATGCAGGTAATTTTTTCTAGATTTGGCACTAAGATCGAATCAACAGCATCACGGATAGCTGCCATCCATTTTTCGAAAGATTTTACAGGTGCTCCTTTACGCGGCCTGTATCTCTGCTGAATCATACCTAGAAACTGCGGTGCATTTTTAATTGATTGTGAAGAGTTACCATCATTATTTTCTTTAAATAATGCTAATTCTTTGTGCCAGCGAGGTATATTTTTTGAGAGAGAGCGAATTGCTTGCCAGCAAAAAAAGTCTGGAGCTACAGGTACGATAAAATAGTCACTTGACATGAGAACTACTTCATTTAAACCTCCAACATTAGGGCTGAGATCATAAAGAATGTAATCAATATTATTCTTCATGGCGATTAGCTGTAATATTTTTGGCAGGTTCCCTGGTATATTTCTTGTAGCAGGAATACCAGCAGCAATTTTTAGAGAAACACTTATCTGTGAATCTAAGTCCGAAACATCTAAATGTCCGGGAAGAAGCAGAAGGTTTTCATGCAGTGTAGGGTGTAATTTTCCCGTTTCTTTTTCAAGGTATGCTTCAGGTTGTCCGCCATTAATCAAATATTCTACAATAGGTCCAAGAGTTAAGTTATCTCTGCTAGAATAAAAAGAATCTAAACCCTCATCAATCTTTTCATAGCCAAGAACCATTCCTGTTAGATTACATTGCGAATCAAGGTCAACCATCAATACTTTCTTGCCTTCATCCGCAAGTGCCCATCCAAGATTGAAGGTTGTTGTGGTTTTACTTACCCCACCTTTATGATTAAAAAAACAAATTGATTTTGTCATATTTCTCTATCCTTTCGACCCCCAGCATATTGTAATTTACGCTGGGTGATTATTTTATATTGTTAATGATAATGTTTAATAAAAATAAGAGAGTAAAACAACTATTAGTAATAGCACTTGCTTGATAAATATTATTTTTTCACCTTTAGTTCTATAGTCTAAACGAAGAACTAAAGCCGGTTGTATTTAATTGATTCGTGTATCAATGCTTTGCCCATAACATAAAGTTGATCTTGGGACTTCTCATCAATGTACCATTTCTCATAGGCTGGATTATCCGAAAGAACGGCGAGTTTGTTGCCTTGCATTTGTAGACGTTTAACGTGGAACGTCTTACCATAAACGAAAGAGTAAACACCATCAGTTTGGAAGTTGCGAACAGAAATGTCGACAAACAGTCGATCTCCGGAAACTAGAGTAGGGGACATGCTGTCGCCATTTACAGTCATAACTTTAATATCATCTTGAGAACGATTACCGAAAAGAGAACGGGCATGCTCTGTTGTGAACTCAATGGCGTAGAGCACATCAACATAGTCTGAAAGCATATAGGTTCCAGGTCCTGCGCTAACGCTAAGATCCAAAACTTCTATCCTGTATACATCGGGTTTTGTTGGATTGGGGATGCTTGCCATTTCCTTACATCCTTCTCTCTCGCCAACACCATATTCTAAATATGAAGCTGATACCCCCAGAGCCAATGCAAGTTTATTCATGACAGAGGCACGAGGCTTCGCAGCGCCGATTGTGTATCGCCGCGCCATTTCATATGTAACGCCCACAAGACTTTTGAGTTGGGTGACAGAAATTCCCTTGTTTGTCATTAGCTCGTTTAGTCTCTTGGCGAAATCTGGATACTTCTGTTCTTCTACCATAGGTAGAAGGTTACTCGCATCACATACGCTAGTCATTTCTATTTTAAGTAGTTGCATTCTGCTATTTTAAGTAGCATCATCCCTCTGAATTTCAGAGGAGAAAGGTATGTCATCTCAAAACTACACAGAGAAAGCAGTAAAAGCTGCGGGAAAATCTTTATCTGAAGTAGCCCGTCACTTTGGTTTTAAGTCCACTCAATCCGTCGCTAATTGGGTAATTAACAATCAAGTCCCGTCAGAACGGGTTTTACAACTTTGTGAGTTGGGAAACTGGTCCGTGACCCCTCATGAACTGCGTCCTGATATTTACCCCAATCCAAATGATGGATTACCTGAGTGCTATTCAAAAGTTAGCGGTTCAGCTGCGTAAACGTAACCACAGAAACGAGGAGTTAACCGTGGGTAAGCATCACTGGAAAATAGAAAAACAGCCTGAGTGGTACGTGAAAGCTGTCAGAAAAACTATCGCAGCGTTGCCGGGGGGTTACGCTGAAGCTGCTGACTGGCTGGACGTAACAGAGAACGCATTATTTAACCGCCTTCGTGCCGATGGCGATCAGATTTTCCCGCTGGGATGGGCAATGGTTTTACAGCGTGCTGGTGGCACTCACTTCATTGCTGATGCTGTGGCGCAGTCTGCAAATGGCGTATTTGTGTCTCTTCCTGACGTCGAGGATGTGGACAACGCCGATATTAACCAGCGTCTGCTGGAAGTCATTGAACAGATCGGCAGTTATTCAAAACAGATTCGTTCAGCAATCGAAGACGGTGTAGTGGAACCGCATGAGAAGACAGCAATTAACGACGAGCTGTATCTCTCAATTTCGAAGCTGCAGGAGCATGCAGCACTGGTCTACAAAATCTTTTGCATTTCAGAAAGTAATGACGCCCGCGAGTGTGCAGCTCCGGGCGCCGTGGCGTGTCGTGACTGTGGAGAAACTAACGCATGAACAGTTTAACAACACACTACCGTCGCTCGCAACTGATTGCGCTTCCTGTACCGGGTGGAAAAGCGAAGGTGGAATATTGCTATGCAGTGAATGTACCAGGTGACAGGGAAATTGTAACCCACAGCTTTGCTGAGTGGGCTGTGGGTGATTTCAACCGGCAGAAGGAGACAGTCCTTTGCGACAAGTTAACCGCTGGTTCAAAGATCACTACGGAGTGCCCGTCAGAGTCATTCGTTGGGAACCGGAAACACAACGTGTTATCTACCTCCGCGAAGGCTATGAGCATGAGTGCTTCAGCCCGCTCGAACAGTTTCGTCGTAAATTCAGGGAAATAGAGGTCGGTCATGAGCACTAAATTAACCGGCTATGTATGGGATGGTTGCGCTGCATCAGGCATGAAATTATCCAGCGTGGCAATTATGGCCCGCCTGGCTGATTTCAGTAATGACGAAGGTGTGTGCTGGCCATCAATTGAAACCATTGCCCGCCAGATTGGCGCGGGGATGAGTACCGTCAGAACGGCTATCGCACGGCTGGAAGCAGAAGGCTGGTTAACGCGTAGGGCGCGTCGCCAGGGTAACCGCAATGCGTCGAATGTTTATCAGCTTAACGTTGCGAAGCTTCAGGCAGCGGCATTTTCTCAACTGTCAGATTCTGACCCGTCAAAATCTGACGCATCAAAATCTGACCCGTCAAAATTTGATGCGTCGAAATCTGGCAAAAAAGCGGGTTTTCACCCGTCAGAATCTGGTGGGGATCCGTCAGTAAAATCAAAACATGATCCGTCAGATAAAAAAACTTCTCGTCCGGACGCTTCGCAACCGGACACGCAGACGGCTGAACAGGATTTTTTAACTCGCCATCCTGATGCGGTTGTATTCAGCCCTAAAAAGCGCCAGTGGGGGACGCAGGATGATTTGACCTGCGCACAGTGGCTCTGGAAAAAAATCATCGCCCTGTACGAGCATGCCGCCGAATGTGACGGCGAGGTGGTTCGTCCCAAAGAACCGAACTGGATAGCCTGGGCAAACGAAATTCGCCTGATGTGTGTGCAGGATGGTCGTACTCATAAACAAATCTGCGAGATGTACAGCCGCGTCAGTCGCGATCCGTTCTGGTGCCGTAACGTGCTCAGCCCGTCGAAGCTGCGGGAAAAATGGGATGAGCTTTCCCTGCGCTTATCGCCGTCCGTCAGCACGTACACCGAAAAACGCGAAGACCCGTACTTCAAAGCCAGTTACGACAACGTGGACTACAGCCAGATCCCGGCAGGATTCAGGGGGTGATCATGAGTCTTTTGAATGACGTTCAGAAATTCATTGAAGCCCATCCGGGGTGTACTTCCGGAGACATTGCGGATGCTTTTGCAGGTTACTCACGACAGCGCGTTCTGCAGTCAGCAAGCAAGTTACGTCAGAGTGGGCGTGTGGCTCACCGTTGTGAAGGGGATACACGCAGACATTTCCCGCGGCTGACTGAGATACCGCAGGAGCCGGAACCGCAACCAGTTCGTGAATCCAGACCTGTGCGCAATTTCTATGTCGGCACTAACGATCCCCGGGTGATTTTGTGCCTGACCCGCCAGGCGGAAGAACTGGAGTCCAGGGGCTTATACCGTCGTGCTGCAACGGTGTGGATGGCGGCATTCCGTGAAAGCCACTCCCAGCAAGAGCGAAACAATTTTCTTGCGCGTCGTGAGCGGTGTTTACGGAAAAGCAGCAAGCGCGCTGTATCGGGTGAAGAGTGGTATCTGTCAGGGAATTACGTGGGGGCTTAATGACGACGTTAACTCAATGCCAGCAGCAGGTGCTGGATATGCTGATTTCTTACCAGAAAGAACGTGGCTTCCCGCCAACCAATCAGGAGGTGGCTACCATGCTGGGATACCGTTCAGTGAATGCAGCGGTGGAGCATCTTCGCGCACTGGAGAAAAAAGGCGTCATCACGATAAAGCGTGGCGTGGCCCGGGGCATCACGCTTCATACCGCGGTGAAGGACGACGACAGCGAGGTGGCCGGGATTATCCGCGCACTGCTTGCTGGTGAGGAAAACGCCAGGCTGCGTGCAGCCCACTGGTTACATGAGAGGGGGCTGAAAGTATGAAGCTGATTCTGCCTTTTCCACCCAGCGTGAACACCTACTGGCGACACCCCAACAAAGTGGCATTTGCTGGTAAGAGCCTGATAAGCGCGGCGGGGCGAAAATTCCAGAGTGCGGCGTGCACAGCAATAGTTGAGCAGTTACGTCGTCTGCCGAAACCAACGTCGGCACCTGCTTCAGTGGAGATCGTGTTGTTTCCTCCGGATAACCGGATCCGCGATCTGGACAACTATAACAAGGCGCTGTTTGACGCCCTGACCCACGCGGGTGTGTGGGAAGACGACAGCCAGGTGAAAAGAATGCTGGTGGAGTGGGGACCGGTTATCCCGGAAGGGAAGGTCGAGATCACTATCAGTAAGTACGAGAAAACGGCGGGTGCAGCCGCCTGATCAAGAGGAGAAACGAAGTATGAATAATCTGATGGTCATTGATGGTATTGAAGTTCGTCGTGATGCTTATGGGCGTTACAGCCTGAACGATCTGCACAGGGCTGCCGGTTCTCTGGATAAGCATAAGCCTGCATTCTGGCTCCGCAATGAGCAAACTGAACGTTTAATAAGCGAGTTGCAGATTTGCAACTCGGTCAATATAGAGCCAGTTAACGTTATTCGTGGCGGAAATAACCAGGGGACGTATGTCTGCAAAGAACTGGTGTATGCCTATGCAATGTGGATCAGCCCGTCATTCCATCTGAAGGTGATCCGTACTTTCGATATGGTAACCAGCGCATCGGAAAAATTATCCGGGCAGGCTGCTGACAAGATGCAGGCTGGCGTGATTCTGCTGGACTTTATGCGCCGGGAGTTAAACCTGTCTAACTCTTCAGTGCTTGGTGCCTGTCAGAAACTCCAGGAGGCTGTTGGCTTACCGAATCTGGCACCGCGCTATGCCATTGATGCTCCTGCTGACGCGCCTGATGGCTCAAGCCGTCCCACGCTGTCACTGAGTGCACTGCTGAAGCAGTATGGTATCCGCCTGACAGCTAATCAGGCATATCACCAGATGGTGAAGCTGGGGATCGTCGAGCAGCGCGAACGATACAGCCGTACCGCGATTAACAACATCAAAAAATTCTGGTCGCTGACAGCGAAAGGCTGCATGTTCGGCAAGAACATCACCAGTCCCGCAAATCCGCGCGAGACGCAGCCGCATTTCTTCGAATCCCGATTCCCTGAGCTGTTAAAGCTGCTCGATACCGTTCATTGAGGTGACCGTGAGAGCACTATTGACCCCTGAAATTGCCCCGCGTATGGGGATCGTATTGTTCAGGCCCGGTTCAGAGCTGATGCCCCTGTTTATGCAGGGGCGTGTACTGCTGGAGCCTGAGCCGGAGCATTATTCATCTTTCGCCAGTGGTGCCGTTCCCGCGGCATCACAACCGCTGGCGGATGATCCTGCCGTTCGGGCCGTGTTCCGTAATGAGGCAGTGATTCGTCGTGCTGGTGGGGTGGAATGTCTTGAAAGCTGGTTACTTCGTGAAAAAGGCTGCCAGTGGCCTCATTCCGACTGGCACAGCGAGAACATGACCACAATGCGACACGCGCCGGGCGCAATCCGTCTGTGCTGGCACTGCGATAATCAGTTACGTGATCAGTTCACGGAGCGGCTGGAATCAATGGCAACGGATAACTGTGCCCGTTGGGTGTTGTCTGTAGTCCGTCGGGATCTCGATTTTAATGATAACCATGCCGTGACAATGCCGGAACTGTGCTGGTGGCTGGTTCGTAATGACCTGGCGGATGCCTTACCGGAAAGCGCAGCCCGTAAGGCACTGAGATTACCGAAGTCTGTTTTGCCGTCTGTCACCCGGGAAAGTGACCTTGTGCCTTCGGTTCCTGCCACCAGCATTATCCAGGATAAAGCGAAAAAGGTGCTGGCGCTGAAAGTGGATCCGGAGTCGCCGGAGTCTTTTATGTTACGCCCCAAACGTCGTCGCTGGGTTAATGAACAGTACACGCGCTGGGTTAAGACGCAGCCGTGTGCATGTTGTGGAAAGCCAGCTGATGATCCGCATCATCTGATAGGCCATGGTCAGGGTGGAATGGGTACAAAAGCGCATGACCTTTTTGTGCTGCCTTTGTGCAGAAAACACCACGACGAACTGCATGCGGATACCGTGGCATTTGAAGAGAAGTATGGCTCCCAGCTGGAGCTGATATTTCGTTTTATCGATCGCGCACTGGCGATTGGTGTGCTGGCCTGATTTTGTGGAGAAAGTTAATGCGTGATATTCAGATGGTTCTTGAACGTTGGGGAGCGTGGGCGGCTAATAATCATGAAGATGTGGCCTGGTCGTCCATTGCCGCCGGTTTTAAGGGATTAATTCCTTCAAAAGTAAAATCTCGCCCGCATTGTTGTGACGATGACGCGATGATCATTTGCGGGTGCATGGCCCGTCTGAAAAAGAACAACAGCGATTTACACGATTTATTAGTAGATTATTATGTATGTGGTATGACATTCATGTCACTGGCAAGTAAGCATTGCTGCTCGGATGGTTATATCGGGAAAAGGTTACAGAAGGCTGAGGGCATAATTGAAGGGATGTTAATGGCATTAGATATCCGGTTAGATATGGATATCGTTGCTAATAATTCTAATTGATATGCAATTGTTTACTAAAAGTTATTAAAAATGGGGCGTGGAAACGCCCCCAAAATAAAGGGTAATATATAACAGAAGGTTTATATAGTAAGAAGCAAGGTAGTGCTTCTAAAGGAAGTGGCTTGAGGGCTCCACTTATATGTTGCGGAGGCAAAGCCTCCCGCAACATATCTTTTTCGTAAGTCAGATTAGAACTGATAAACCAGACCTACAGCGACGATGTCGTCGGTATCAATACCAGCTGTTTTGGTAAACTTACTATCGTCAATTAAGTTGATTTTGTAATCAACAAAAGTAGACATGTTTTTATTAAAGTAGTAAGTAGCACCGACATCGACATACTTGACTAAGTCTCGGTCACCATGAACACCAAGGTCTTTACCTTTTGACTGAAGGTAAGCAACAGATGGGCGCAGACCGAAGTCAAACTGATATTGTGCTACTGCTTCAAAGTTTTGTGCTTTGTTTGCAATATGGTTATTACCAAAAACGGTCATATTCTGAGTTTCAGAATATGTGGTAGCCAGATAGATATTGTTCGCATCATATTTCAGGCCTGCAGCCCATACTTCCGCATTTTTGCCGGAGGCATTGAATTTGCTCTTACCATAGGCGACCTGACCGTCAGTGCGATCTGATTTAGCATAGGTTGCACCCACGCCGAATCCTTCATACTCATAAGTAGTGGAGAAACCGAAACCATCACCATTGGCTTCAGTTACGTCAGTGCGGTCATTTTTACCCTGATACTGAGCAGCAAAGTTCAGGCCATCGACCAGACCAAAGAAGTCGTTGTTACGATAAGTTGCAACACCAGTAGTGCGACCAGTCATGAACACATCTGTTTGGGTCCAGGTATCACCACCGAATTCTGGCAGAACGTCAGTCCACGCACCGATGTCGTATGCTACACCGTAGTTACGGCCGTAATCGATGGAGCCGTAATCACCAAATTTCAGGCCTGCAAATGCAAGACGGGTTTTGTCTTTGGAAGAACCTTGAGATTCAGCACGGTTGCCTTTGAATTCATATTCCCACTGACCGAAACCAGTCAGTTGATCGTTGATTTGGGTTTCACCTTTGAAGCCAAGACGGGCATAAGTAGTATCACCATCATCTGCATCATTAGAGGAGAAGTAGTGCTTGGCATTAACTTTCCCGTATAGATCCAGCTTGTTACTGTCTTTATTATAAATTTCAGCTGCCTGAGCAGACATCGCCATCAGTACTGATGCAGCTACAGCAGAAATTGCCACTGTTAATTTTTTCATTGTACGCCCTTTTTTTGAACTATTATTAAAAAATGATGTCACTGCGCGATAAATATTCATCTAATCAATGTGATTATTTCAAGATGTAAGTTTTAGTTTCTCATTTAATTTGTGAAGTAGATCTCTATTTTTATCTGAACCTTTTCTATCTAATCCTATTCATGGCTCTTGTCTGAACAAAAATAAATCTATTAGCTAATTTATATTAATGGCACTTATTTATAAGTGCTCTATAATTCTTTAGCTTAATTTAAACAAACTAAAAATAACATCGGAAATTATTAACTGATTATTTGTTGAAGTTTTCTTATGTATTTGTGGTGGTGTTTTGAACACTCGGTGGCATTCTCACAAATATCATTTAGTAGTTTACGTACGTAAAAAATTGGTTATGCTGTTAAGAGTGGTTACTTCGTCACACAGCTTAAACCCGCCGTCGAGCGGGTTTTTCCATTTTTTGAGTCTCGATATTAGCTGATAACCCAATACCTGAGTTATTCACTGACTCCGAATCTGTTACGTTTCTGCCTTTATTGCGATACGTAATATCCCCTTAATTTACACCCGCTTTGTCTGCGAGGTGGGGTTATGAAATCCATGGATAAGTTAACAACGGGTGTCGCCTATGGCACCTCAGCAGGTAGTGCCGGTTACTGGTTTTTACAGCTGCTCGATAAAGTCACGCCCTCACAGTGGGCAGCAATAGGTGTGCTGGGTAGCCTGGTATTTGGCCTGCTGACGTACCTGACAAACCTTTATTTCAAGATTAAAGAAGATAAGCGCAAGGCTGCGAGAGGTGAATAATGCCTCCATCATTACGAAAAGCCGTTGCTGCTGCTATTGGTGGCGGAGCAATTGCTATAGCATCAGTGTTAATCACTGGCCCAAGTGGTAACGATGGTCTGGAAGGTGTCAGCTACATACCATACAAAGATATTGTTGGTGTATGGACTGTATGTCACGGGCATACAGGAAAAGACATCATGCTCGGTAAAACGTATACCAAAGCAGAATGCAAAGCCCTCCTGAATAAAGACCTTGCCACGGTCGCCAGACAAATTAACCCGTACATCAAAGTCGATATACCGGAAACAATGCGCGGCGCTCTTTACTCATTCGTTTACAACGTGGGTGCTGGCAATTTCAGAACATCGACGCTTCTTCGCAAAATAAACCAGGGCGATATCAAAGGCGCATGTGATCAGCTACGTCGCTGGACATATGCTGGCGGTAAGCAATGGAAAGGTCTCATGACTCGTCGTGAGATTGAGCGTGAAATCTGTTTGTGGGGTCAGCAATGAACAGAGTAACCGCGATTATCTCCGCTCTGGTTATCTGCATCATCGTCTGCCTGTCATGGGCTGTTAATCATTACCGTGATAACGCCATTACCTACAAAGCCCAGCGCGACAAAAATGCCAGAGAACTGAAGCTGGCGAACGCGGCAATTACTGACATGCAGATGCGTCAGCGTGATGTTGCTGCGCTCGATGCAAAATACACGAAGGAGTTAGCTGATGCGAAAGCTGAAAATGATGCTCTGCGTGATGATGTTGCCGCTGGTCGTCGTCGGTTGCACATCAAAGCAGTCTGTCAGTCAGTGCGTGAAGCCACCACCGCCTCCGGCGTGGATAATGCAGCCTCCCCCCGACTGGCAGACACCGCTGAACGGGATTATTTCACCCTCAGAGAGAGGCTGATCACTATGCAAAAACAACTGGAAGGAACCCAGAAGTATATTAATGAGCAGTGCAGATAGAGCTGCCCATATCGATGGGCAACTCATGCAATTATTGTGAGCAATACACACGCGCTTCCAGCGGAGTATAAATGCCTAAAGTAATAAAACCGAGAAATCCATTTACGAATGTTTGCTGGGTTTCTGTTTTAACAACATTTTCTGCGCCGCCACAAATTTTGGCTGCATCAACAGTTTTCTCCTGTCCAATTCCCGAAACGAAGAAATGATGGGTGATGGTTTCCTTTGGTGTTACTGCTGTCGGTTTGTTTCCAACAGTAAACGTCTGTTGAGCACATCCTGTAATAAGCATTGCCAGAGCGGCAGAAAACAACATTTTTTTCATCTTATTATCCTGCATTGTTAAAAACGGCAGAATCCTATGTGACAACAATTAAACGATAGTTAAATGGATTGATGAAAATTAAAACTATATAGGTGGATGCTCAGCCTATTGGAGGAGGGGGGGGCACTCAGAATCCTGTGGAATGAAATAAACCGCTCTATCTGTCCATTACCCTTTTAGCTGCGCTGTATCGTCGCCGTATTCCCGCATTAACCATGACCGTAGCCCGACGGGGAATTCCTTCTGCGTGAGTGTGCGGGAATAATCAAAAACGATGCACACCGGGTTTTACTGTGCTGACAGACGCAGGGTTACCCTCATAGTCGCTTTTCCGGTGCGATGGTGGAAGAAACCGGGATGTTCATCCATCATCACTTTGGATTGATGTATATGCTCTCTTTTCTGACGTTAGTCTCCGACGGCAGGCTTCAATGACCCAGGCTGAGAAATTCCCAGACCCTTTTTGCTCAAGAGCGATGTTAATTTGTTCAATCATTTGGTTAGGAAAGCGGATGTTGCGGGTTGTTGTTCTGCGGGTTCTGTTCTTCGTTGACATGAGGTTGCCCCGTATTCAGTGTCGCTGATTTGTATTGTCTGAAGTTGTTTTTACGTTAAGTTGATGCAGATCAATTAATACGATACCTGCGTCATAATTGATTATTTGACGTGGTTTGATGGCGTAGATGCACGTTGTGACATGTAGATGATAATTATTATCATTTTGCGGGTCCTTTCCGGCGATCCGACAGGTTACGGGGCGGCGACCTCGCGGGTTTTCGCTATTTATGAAAAATTTCCGGTTTAAGGCGTATCCGTTCTTCTTCGTCATAACTTAATGTTTTTATTTAAAATACCCTCTGAAAAGAAAGGAAACGACAGGTGCTGAAAGCGAGCTTTTTGGCCTCTGTCGTTTCCTTTCTCTGTTTTTGTCCGTGGAATGAACAATGGAAGTCAACAAAAAGCAGCTGGCTGACATTTTCGGTGCGAGTATCCGTACCATTCAGAACTGGCAGGAACAGGGAATGCCCGTTCTGCGAGGCGGTGGCAAGGGTAATGAGGTGCTTTATGACTCTGCCGCCGTCATAAAATGGTATGCCGAAAGGGATGCTGAAATTGAGAACGAAAAGCTGCGCCGGGAGGTTGAAGAACTGCGGCAGGCCAGCGAGGCAGATCTCCAGCCAGGAACTATTGAGTACGAACGCCATCGACTTACGCGTGCGCAGGCCGACGCACAGGAACTGAAGAATGCCAGAGACTCCGCTGAAGTGGTGGAAACCGCATTCTGTACTTTCGTGCTGTCGCGGATCGCAGGTGAAATTGCCAGTATTCTCGACGGGATCCCCCTGTCGGTGCAGCGGCGTTTTCCGGAACTGGAAAACCGACATGTTGATTTCCTGAAACGGGATATCATCAAAGCCATGAACAAAGCAGCCGCGCTGGATGAACTGATACCGGGGTTGCTGAGTGAATATATCGAACAGTCAGGTTAACAGGCTGCGGCATTTTGTCCGCGCCGGGCTTCGCTCACTGTTCAGGCCGGAGCCACAGACCGCCGTTGAATGGGCGGATGCCAGTTACTATCTCCCGAAAGAATCCGCATACCAGGAAGGGCGCTGGGAAACACTGCCCTTTCAGCGGGCCATCATGAATGCGATGGGCAGTGACTACATCCGCGAGGTGAATGTGGTGAAGTCTGCCCGTGTTGGTTATTCCAAAATGCTGCTGGGTGTTTATGCCTACTTCATAGAGCATAAGCAGCGCAACACCCTTATCTGGTTGCCGACGGATGGTGATGCCGAGAACTTTATGAAAACCCACGTTGAGCCGACTATTCGTGATATTCCGTCGCTGCTGGCGCTGGCCCCGTGGTATGGCAAAAAGCACCGGGATAACACGCTCACCATGAAGCGTTTCACCAATGGGCGTGGCTTCTGGTGCCTGGGCGGTAAAGCGGCAAAAAACTACCGTGAAAAGTCAGTGGATGTGGCGGGTTATGATGAACTTGCTGCCTTTGATGAGGATATTGAACAGGAAGGCTCTCCGACGTTCCTGGGCGATAAGCGTATTGAAGGCTCGGTCTGGCCAAAGTCCATCCGTGGCTCCACGCCCAAAGTGAGAGGCACCTGCCAGATTGAGCGTGCAGCCAGTGAATCCCCGCATTTTATGCGTTTTCATGTTGCCTGCCCGCACTGTGGGGAGGAGCAGTACCTTAAATTTGGCGATAAAGAGACGCCGTTTGGCCTCAAATGGACGCCGGATGATCCCTCCAGCGTGTTTTATCTCTGCGAGCATAATGCCTGCGTCATCCGTCAGCAGGAGCTGGACTTTACTGATGCCCGTTATATCTGCGAAAAGACCGGGATCTGGACCCGTGATGGCATTCTCTGGTTTTCGTCATCCGGTGAAGAGATTGAGCCACCGGACAGTGTGACCTTTCACATCTGGACGGCGTACAGCCCGTTCACCACCTGGGTGCAGATTGTCAAAGACTGGATGAAGACGAAAGGGGATACGGGAAAACGTAAAACTTTCGTAAACACCACGCTCGGTGAGACGTGGGAGGCGAAAATCGGCGAACGTCCGGATGCTGAAGTGATGGCAGAGCGGAAAGAGCATTATTCAGCGCCCGTTCCTGACCGTGTGGCTTACCTGACCGCCGGTATCGACTCCCAGCTGGACCGCTACGAAATGCGAGTATGGGGATGGGGGCCGGGTGAGGAAAGCTGGCTGATTGACCGGCAGATTATTATGGGCCGCCACGATGATGAACAGACGCTGCTGCGTGTGGATGAGGCCATCAATAAAACCTATACCCGCCGGAATGGTGCAGAAATGTCGGTATCCCGTATCTGCTGGGATACTGGCGGGATTGACCCGACCATTGTGTATGAACGCTCGAAAAAGCATGGGCTGTTCCGGGTGATCCCCATTAAAGGGGCATCCGTTTACGGAAAGCCGGTGGCCAGCATGCCACGTAAGCGAAACAAAAACGGGGTTTACCTTACCGAAATCGGTACGGATACCGCGAAAGAGCAGATTTATAACCGCTTCACACTGACGCCGGAAGGGGATGAACCGCTTCCCGGTGCCGTTCACTTCCCGAATAACCCGGATATTTTTGATCTGACCGAAGCGCAGCAGCTGACTGCTGAAGAGCAGGTCGAAAAATGGGGGGATGGCAGGAAAAAAATACTGTGGGACAGCAAAAAGCGACGCAATGAGGCGCTCGACTGCTTCGTTTATGCGCTGGCGGCGCTGCGCATCAGTATTTCCCGCTGGCAGCCGTACTGGATGCACTGGAGAAGCATGACACCGGGGCGACGTTTTTTGATGGTCGCCCCGCTGTTTTTGATGAGGCGGATTTTCCGGCAGTTGCCGTTTATCTCACCGGCGCTGAATACACGGGCGAAGAGCTGGACAGCGATACCTGGCAGGCGGAGCTGCATATCGAAGTTTTCCTGCCTGCTCAGGTGCCGGATTCAGAGCTGGATGCGTGGATGGAGTCCCGGATTTATCCGGTGATGAGTGATATCCCGGCACTGTCAGATTTGATCACCAGTATGGTGGCCAGCGGCTATGACTACCGGCGCGACGATGATGCGGGCCTGTGGAGTTCAGCCGATCTGACTTATGTCATTACCTATGAAATGTGAGGACGCTATGCCTGTACCAAATCCTGTAATGCCGGTGAAAGGTGCCGGGACCACCCTGTGGGTTTATAAGGGGAGCGGTGACCCTTATGCGAATCCGCTTTCAGACGTTGACTGGTCGCGTCTTGCAAAAGTTAAAGACCTGACGCCCGGCGAACTGACCGCTGAGTCCTATGACGACAGCTATCTCGATGATGAAGATGCAGACTGGACTGCGACCGGGCAGGGGCAGAAATCTGCCGGAGATACCAGCTTCACGCTGGCGTGGATGCCCGGAGAGCAGGGGCAGCAGGCGCTGCTGGCGTGGTTTAATGAAGGTGATACCCGTGCCTATAAAATCCGCTTCCCGAACGGCACGGTCGATGTGTTCCGTGGCTGGGTCAGCAGTATCGGTAAGGCGGTGACGGCGAAGGAAGTGATTACCCGCACGGTGAAGATCACCAATGTGGGACGTCCGTCGATGGCAGAAGATCGCAGCACGGTGACGGCGACAACCGGCATGACGGTGACACCCGCCAGTGCTTCCGTAGTGAAAGGGCAGAGCACCACGCTGACCGTGGCATTCCAGCCGGAGGGCGCAACCGACAAGAGCTTCCGTGCGGTGTCTGCGGATAAAACAAAAGCCACCGTGTCGGTCAGTGGTATGACCATCACCGTGAACGGCGTTGCTGCAGGCAAGGTCAACATTCCGGTTGTATCCGGTAATGGTGAGTTTGCTGCGGTTGCAGAAATCACCGTCACCGCCAGTTAATCCGGAGAGTCAGCGATGTTCCTGAAAACAGAATCATTTGAACATAACGGCGTGACCGTCACGCTTTCTGAACTGTCAGCCCTGCAGCGTATTGAGCATCTTGCCTGGTTGAAAGAGCAGGAAAAAAAGGCTGAATCCAGCGGCAACCTGCAGGTGTCTGTAGAGGATCTTATCAGAGGCGGGGCGTTTCTGGTGGCGATGTCTCTGTGGCATAACCATCCGCAGAAGACAAAGCTGCCGTCCATGAATGAAGCCATTACGCAGATTGAGCAGGAAGTGCTTACCACCTGGCCCACGGAGGCAATTGCTCAGGCTGAAAACGTGGTGTTACGTCTGTCCGGAATGTCTGAGTTTGTGGTGAATAATGCCCCTGAACAGGCAGATGACGCCGGGCCTGCAGAGCCTGTTTCTGCGGGAAAGTGTTCGACGGTGAGCTGAGTTTTGCCCTGAAACTGGCGCGTGAGATGGGGCGACCCGACTGGCGCGCCATGCTTGCCGGGATGTCATCCACGGAGTATGCCGACTGGCACCGCTTTTACAGTACCCATTATTTTCATGATGTTCTGCTGGATATGCACTTTTCCGGGCTGACGTACACCGTACTCAGCCTGTTTTTCAGCGATCCGGATATGCATCCGCTGGATTTCAGTCTGCTGAACCGGTGTGAGGCTGACGAAGAGCCTGAAGATGATGTGCTGATGCAGAAAGCGGCAGGGCTTGCCGGAGGCGTCCGCTTTGACCCGGACGGGAATGAAGTTATCCCCGCTTCCCCGGATGTGACGGGCATGACGGAGGATGACGTAATGCTGATGACAGTATCCGCTATAAACATTCAGTAGAGACGATAGATTCAGAGCACGCCGATCTCATTTTCAGGATGCGCCCTGTGTGGTACAGGTCGCAATGCGAAAATGACAGGCGTGACTGGGGATTCTATGGATTGATTGCCGAGGAAGTAGGAGAAATTGCCCCTCAGTTTGTTCACTGGCGACCAGCCAACGAAGATGATGCACCGGAAACCATTTCCAGCAATGGCCTTGTTGCCGAAGGTGTAATGTACGAACGTCTGGTTGTTCCACTGATTCACCATATCCAGAAACTGACTGAAAGAGTTGATGAACTTGAGTCAGAATTGAAGTTGTTATCAACTTCCCAAAGCGATATCGGATAAAGGAGGAGTAATGGATATAACACCTTTTCTTCATGCGCTTTGTGCTGTGGCTGCGCAGGTAATGATTGGTCTTTTTGCCGGAAACTGGGTTTACGGGGCGATAGCCGGTTGTACGTTCTTCATTGCGCGTGAACACACCCAGGCAGAATATCGCTGGATTGAAATGTTCGGGCATGGCAAGCGGATTAACATGCCGTGGTGGGGCGGTTTTGATCCGCGTGTTTGGGATGTGGCAAGCCTGATAGATTTTGCTGTGCCGGTGGTGGCGTGTCTGCTGGTCTGGCTGTTGGTTAATCGTGGGTGA